AGCAGTATATAATACTACGAGTTTGATAACACCATATGTAGCTGTAACATCATTAGTTACACTGAAAACTTGATAGTATTCTGGGAGGTTTGAACTACCATATGCATTAAAAGCTATATAATCCCCACTACCTACATTCCCCCATTCAGAATTAGTATCATCTCTAAACATAAGAGTAGCCCCTTGAACTGTTGGAGTCCAAGTATAACTAAAATTTGAAGGGGTAGGACTAATTGATTTAAATGCTGGGAAATTAGTAGCGGTACCAACTAATTTATATGATTCAGTAGGAGCTACTATAATTTCACTATTAGGAAGAGTAGCGTTTACAAAACTACTACCTAAAGTAACAGTCTGTGTACCTCCATCTCCTTGAGTAAAGATAATTGAACCTGAAGGCCCATATGATGATGCTGAAAGGAAAAATGAGCCTGTATCTGTAGAGCTACCTCCACCACCATTTAAAGCGTATGATGCTGTTAAAGCGTATGAAGCACTTATAGCAGTTCCTTCTAAATAAGAAGAAGTAAGAGCATATGAAGCACTAACTGCAAACTGAGAATCCTCAGAGAATGATGAGCTGTTAACTGTAACATTAAATGTTGAAGCATCACCTTTAGTAAATGTAATTACATTAGAAGTAGCAGAAGCCGTAACTAAAAGAGAACCAGTGTCTACAGAACCACCACCTGATCCCGGCCAGCTAAATGAAGAAGTAACTACTATAGTAGAAAATGTAATAGGGTCTACATCAATGCTATCTACTTTGTATAATTCATTAGAAGCACTAACATATAAAATTTGACCAACAGCAAATCTATCAGGGGCTGAAGAAGCGGTGGCGTTTAATTCAGCTAAAGTTAAATAGGTTTTATAGGCACCCGCAATATTAGTTACATCTGCAAGAGGGGTACCAGCTGCTTTTGCGGCTGAGTCTAAGTCTACTATGGTTCCAAATAATGGCATTTCTTACTTATTTAAAATTTATAAACATTATGCTGGTGCTGAACCGCTTGATGGTACAATGTAGAATGTAGTTGAAGTAGAACTAAACTTACTATTATTACATCCTAAAATAGTCCAATTTGTTTGGTCTGTTCTAATTACCCCATCACTACCTGTATATCCCGTAGATAATGTAAAGTTATTTAATTGGGATCCTACAATTCCCTTATCTGTGGAATTTGTATAATAGTATAATACATACTGACCAACTGTAGAACCACCAAATGCATCTGTCATACTTTGAGGTTGACCTGCTAAAGCAGAAGCTGATGGGTAGATTATGTACATTAAGTGGTTACCTGCATCACCTTCTGTAGGGTTAACTGCTCCTAAAGTTCCAGCGGTACCTAATAATGATAATAAATCATTAGAACTTCCTGATCCTACTAAAGTCATAAGGCCTGCTGGGAGGTTAGTGATGCTTTCTCTACCTAAGGTTCCGTTAGCTAATGAATTAGTAACTTGGTTTAAAATACCTAAATAGTTTGCAGGTAGAGGAGCTGGGGCACCATAACTTGAAGCATAAACAAATATACTTGGTTCTACTGCGGCTTCTATTATATCAAAAGCAATACTTGAAGTGGCTGTTTTTCCGTAAGAATCTATAGTAGATGAAGTAATATTATAAGATCCTGTAGATAAACTTGCTGTAGGTTGAACTAAGAATCTTCTTGTAGATGCTGGAGGGGTTGTTGTTTCTATTAAATTAAATTTGTTAGAATCACCTCCATAAATTGATACTGAGGTAATAGTATCTACACCTTGAGAATCAGAAGCTGTTATAGTTAATATGTTTGAACCACTTATAGCATTTGAAGATGTTAAGTTAGCTGTCACAGTATTAAGAGTAAGTGTTGGGGCAACGTTAGTGGTTACACTTACATTAAATGTAGTTTGGTTAGTTGTTCCAAATGAATTAGAAGCAGTAATAGAACCCGCAAGTGTATTACCTGAGGTATAAGATTCACTTACATTACTATTTAATGAGATTTGACCACTTGCATTTACACTAAATAAAGCACTTGAACTTATAGTCCAAGTTACAGATTGACCTGAACTAAATGCTGCTTGGGTTCCTGAGTATCCACTTCCACTTGTGTAAATTAAGTTTCCACTTACTGCAGATTCAATTACATAAAAAGTACCATTCGTGTTTATAGACGGGGTAGCATCATCTATAATAGGGATTATGACTTCACCACTACCTGTTGTTAAATTGTAGTTATCAACGGCTCCTACACTATAAGTATAGGCATTTATAATGTCAGAATTTAAATAAACACTACTTTTTAAAGTTACTTGACCTGTGCTTGAATTGATTTGGAATGGGTTTTCTGTTGGGTCACTAAAACTTGTTCCATTATATGAACCTGTAGCAATAGGAGTACCATCTAAAGAAAGACCTAATAAAGCAAATCTAACTATAGTTGTAACATCACCTTCTACATCGTTAACTGTTACAGTACCTGCTGAAGTTCCCGAAGAAGCGCTTTCAGTTACACCTGTTAAAGTTTGATTGTTAATAGTAGGGGAAGCATTATCTGCTACTACAATTACACCTTCTAAATAAGTTATAGAATCTGGGTCAGGTGATGGGTAATATTGGTCACTTGCTGTTAAGCTAAATGTGTAAGACCCAGTAGCTAATATTAGTGAAGAAGTTGTTTGTACTATTCTAACTAATGAATTTGATGAAGATAATTCTAAATCAAAATATCCTGATGGAGTGATTGAACTTGTAGATATAGTAATAGTATGACCTTCAGTATCAGCATAATAAATTACACCCTTAGAACCAGCTTGAGAACTTTCATCTAATGATGAAGTTAAGGTAGTAATAATAGTTCCTCCAACAGATCCTTGTCTAAAAGTAGGAGCAGCATTAGGAGTTACTCTAATATAAATGTTACCTGTAGTAGTATCAGTTCCATCAGTTACTTGGATAGGGAATAATGAAGCTGAGTATCCTTGAGAAGTATTTGTATTTAATGAGGCACTCATTAATACATTAGCTGTGATAACCCCAGCTGATGAAATTCTAAAGTAATCATCAGTATAGCCTGATTGAGTAGAGAATGTAAGAGGATCACTATCAGCATCGGTAGCTGTAACTGTTCCAACTGTTGATCCGCTTTCTTGGTACTCTGCTATACTAAAACTAACAGAAGTAATAACAGGAGCATTATTAGAAGGAGTTCCAGGGAAGAATACAGCATCTATAAATTGTGATAATGAACCTGAGGTTCCAAAATTGTTATTATAAATTCCAGAAGGTAAATCAGAGTTTGTTACTGTTCTATTTCCGTTGTATACACTAAAAGCTTGTAAAAATGAAGATGTAGAGGCGGCTGTTACAGTTCCATCTACATTAGAGGCATTAACATATGAAGCACTTGTAGCACTTGTAGCAGCCCCTACATTATTTACAGTTACATTAAATGTAGAAGCATCACCTTTAGTAAAGGTAATAGTAGCATTAGCTGCCGAAGCCGTAGTAAGTAAACTACCTGTGTCAGTAGAACCACCTGCTCCACCATTTAAAGCATACGAAGCAGTTAAAGCATAAGATGAACTAATAGCATTAGAAATACTTCCACTAAAATAAGAAGCAGTTTGAGCTATTTCTACATATGAAGCTGTAGAAGCATATGAAGCACTATCAATAGATCCACTTAAAGAACCTGAGAATGAGCCACTAAAGTTACCTATTAATTCACCATTAGGGCCAGATGTTAATGAACTTGTTGTAGATCCGCTTATAAATTTAATACTACCCCCAGAAACATAAATGTCTCTCCAATATTTATCTGCACTACCTAAATCATATGTATTAGCTTCACCAGGAAGTATACTACCAGTAATACCTAATGAACCTGAGATTTCAGCTGATCCTGTATAAGGGAAGGTACCAGAGCTACCCGCGGCACCTTGAGCACCTGCAGGGCCTTGTAATCCTACTGAGTATACTTTAACAATATTGTTTGTATTACTTGCTACTACTTTTGTCATTAGTATGATGGTCTTGTTACGTCTTTAGACAATTGTACATTACCCTCTAATAATCTTATTACGTAGGTGCAGTCACCACTACCTGAATAAAGGGTTAGATCGTATACTCCTTGGTTGAAATCTAAAGCAGATGAAGAAGCTGCTGATATATAAACTCCAATTGAGCCTGAGGTTGGGGGTGTAGTTCCATTAGAACCACTAAAATTTAAACCTGTGCCACATGGATCTAGGCTACTAGAAAGAGTTATGTAAACATCCGTAGAAGTTGTAGATGGGCGAATTTGCATTCTACCATCATAATCTGTAAGATCGATAGGGTCTCCATTAGGGCCAACATATTGAAGTTCAATTTCAAAAGTTGCACCTTGCTCAATAACAAATGAGTATTTTCCTGCGGACATCTATAGTTTTATTATAAATATGTGAAAAAAATTAACTCTTCCTTCCATTTGAACCTGAGGTGTTTAATTGGATACCTTGTTCTGTTGCTTCTTCGTATAGTCCAATTAAATCTTCTACAATAGGATCTCTGTGGTTAGTTTTTAAAGATATAGCACACATATTTTTAATTTTACGTGCAGCGGCGTATAAAAATCTAAAACCAGAATCTGCTTTACGCTTTAAATCTACTTGGTGATCGTCACCACATATAATCATTTTAGAACGTAAACCTAAGCGAGTTACAATCATTTCCATTTGTTCGTGTGTAACGTTTTGAGCTTCGTCAACGATTACTACGCTATCAAGAAAAGTGCGGCCACGCATAAATGACACAGGTACTATCTCGATTTGCCCATTAGATATGAGTTGTTCCACTTTTACCTTGTCATATAACGCATACATATTTTGGTATATCGGCTGCACCCATGGGTCCATTTTTTCACGTAAATCACCAGGTAAAAACCCAATTTCTTCTTTTGATACAGTAGGTCTAGTAATAATAATTTTTTCAGCTTCTTTCATGAATAGCTTTTCTAATGCGATTTGACATGCTAATAATGTCTTTCCTGAACCTGCAGAACCTGCTAATAATGTAACTGTATTATTTAATATTTTTGATTTTGCTTCTTTTTGTTCTTCATTTAATTGGATTTTAAATTTTATAGGACCTTTGGGCTTTCGTTTCTCAACAAAAACCACATCATTGTGATGGTTTGAACTCATAAATTAAGAACTTTAGTTATTGCTTATACATATAAAAAAAGAACCCCGCTTTCGCGGGGTTCTCCATTTACTTTAAAAAGCTATATTAAAGGCTATTTAAACCAGAAACATAGATCTTACCATAGAATTCAGGACGTAACATCTTCTTCGCGTAACGAGTCAAGAGACCTTTACGTGGAGTGAAAGTGTTAGGATCATAAATCAATGGAGTCATGATTAACGGAATGTATGGAGCGAATACAGCACCAGCCTCTAAGAATTGTGAACCACGGAAGCCCATTAAGATAACGTTTTCAGTCATATATGGGTTCTTGTACACAGTATAACGGCTGTTTAACTGACCAGCTTTCTGTACACCAAAAGCGTATTCCATCTTATCAGCAGAACCATCGCTGTTAGAAGCGAAGCCTGGGATTGATTCGATTACAGTAGCTACTGTTGGAGAACATACCATAAAGTTTGCACCACCTCTAAGAGTTAATTGGTGAATCTTGTTAGATAATTTCTGCATTTTAGTACCTAAAGTTTGGAACCACTGACCTTGAGTGTTGTAGAAACCAGAAGCAAGAGTTGCAGGAGCTGAAGTAGCAGTAGCAACAGTGTTGTTGATAGCTGACCAATATTCAGTACCAGCAGCAGCGTCTTCGATTAACATATCTAAGATTTCGAGGTCGATTTCAAGAGAGATATACTCGCTCATGATGTTTGTAACTTCGGCTTCAGCGTCAAGAGCTTGGTAAGCATTAAGATCTTGAGCGAATTCTGGAGTCCAAACAGCCTTTAATTTCTTAGTTTTAGCTGTGATAGCTTCTGAACGCATACCAATGTTGATCTCAGGGATAACGATTTCAGTTGAGCTTTCAGCGTTAGGTACAGCATAAGCGTTACCAGCTTCGAAATCACCTACGTTATATGGAGACATTGAAGTAGCTTTCTGGTACCATACAGAACCAGTAGCATCAGCAACACCACCTACTTGTGCAGTAGTAGCTGATACAAAGAAAGTAATTGTATTAGCAGTGTAGTTGTAGCTAGTGAAAGCTGGAAGTTGTAAACCAGAAGATGTAGTAACTAATGAACCTGAAGCGAATACGAATCCACGAACTGCATCTGGGTCAAAGTTAGGAAGGTTTGTAGTAGCAGCAGCTAAAGTAAATTTCTTGATATTACCAGCAGCAGCAGAAGCTGAGTAGTCAGAATCATAATTCACATCAGCCCAAGAAGCTGAAGCTACTGTGAAAGCTTCAAGATCAGAAGCTGAGAATTGGTTTGTAGAGTATGTAAATCTACCAGTACCATAAAGACCACCTTCAGCAGCAGGAGTAGCAAATGGGTATTCTGAACCAGTGTTACCATAAAGTGAATTACCTGCAGCAAATGGAGTCTTTTCAGTTCCATATTGGAAATCTAAGTAGAATACAAGACCAGAAGGAAGGTTCATTGGTTGAACAGAAACGAATTCCTTAGCAGCGATTTGTCCGAAGACTTTACGTACTAATGGAAGAGCGATACCTGCCCACTCTGCACCTTGACCTACTGCGAAAGCACCATAGCCAGAACCACCACCTACTGATGATTGCTCTACTACTAATTGCTTAGCTTGGTTTTCGAGGATTAATGACATATTGTTCTTGTCAGCTTCTGAACGAAGACCTTCAAGAAGACCAGTCACTTCCCACTTTGCAGCTAAACGAGCTGCATCAGACTGCATATTCTTCCAAGAAGAAGCAGCTGATTCAAGAAGTTGTTGTACTTGTGACATGTTTAAATATCGGATTTAATTAATTATTTTTTAATACCCGCTAAGATTTGCCATCTTGCGAATTGATCGTTTACCTCAAGGATTGGTTTCTTTTCGGGAGCAATACCTGATGCTTTAGAAGCCATACCTCTTACTGATTCATTAACGGCTTTAGTTTCCTTAACAGCAGTTAATGTTTCAAAGATAAGTTTAGCGTCTTTTACAGAGGCAGCTTTATCAAAAGCTTCCAATACCTTTACTTTTTGTGTTTCAGTTAAGTTCTTAGCTCTGAAGATCTTGTTAGTGTAAAGAAGTTTAGCATTAAGAAGTTTGGTTTCAGAAAGTGTTGAAGCTAATTCTTCAATTTCTTTCTTCATTTCATCCATGTCTTCTTCTTTAATACCACCACTTGCGGATTTACCGAAGCCAGTTATAAAATCATAAACTTTTTTAGCCTTTGCGTCTGTTTGGGCACGCTTCTCTAATTTACTCATTAAAGCAGCACCACCACCAGCTACGCTAAGGATACCAGCAACTGTAGCAATCATTACAGAAATTGGGTCTACGATTTCGTTTACGTCTTCTTCTTCTTTTAAGAGTTCACCGTCTTCTTTAGCAGTTGACTTACGAGGTTTATCGCCTTTGTTCTTACCGTAGTAAGCTCTTTCAGCTACTGTTTCTTCCTCTTCGTCTTCCATATCGATATCGATATCCTCTTCTTCTTCATCTTCTTCGCCTTCGAAATTCTCACCGGCTTCGAGCTCACCAGCTCTAACCATGTCTTCGATTACGTCCTCGATTAAGTCTTTAAGCTCATCTTCGGTCATGTCTTCAAGGTCGATTTCCTCTTCCTCTTCACCTTCAACTTCTTCTTCAGAGTCCATTTCTACTTCCTCTTCTTCAGCTTCGTTGATAGTTTCTTCCATTTCCTCTTCTTTAGCTTCGCTTAATTCCTCGTCGAGTTCAGCTAAGAGTTCATCTAAGTCCATCTCGTCTACTTCTTCTTCCTCACGCATTTTTTCGGTACGTTTTTCCTCTTTATCGTCGCCTTCAAGGCCTTTACGCATTACAGGGTTTGACATACCTTCCTCCATGTCTTCTTCTTCAAGATTACCATGTGGTTCTCTGCTGTCGGGATCATTAATAGTTCCAAGACGTTCTTCCATTTCCTCCTTGCCGTAGTTCTCATCCATCTCTTCTTTAGCTTCGTCCATATCTTCGGCTTCCATCTCAGCTAATTTAGCTGTGAATTTTTCCTTTAAATATGGGGTAAAAGCTTCTTCAAGAGCGGCTTTGGCGTTTGCGATGGCTGCTTCTTTGATAGATTTAGCATCAGCAATAGCCTCCTTTAGAATGTCTCTATTAGCCATTGTTTTTAACCACAAAATTTGATTTGGGGGGTACGGTTATTTAATTCAACCGTAATCGGAATTATACATTTATGAATGCTATATAAGATAGCATATTATGTCTATACATATGTATAGATTTTTTAAAGGTAAAAAAAAGGCCCCCTTTCGGGGACCTTGCCTAAGGTAGCAGGCTTCTTAAATAATTGGGCAAGTGCCTTTTGAACAAAGAATTTCTGTTAAAATGCTACTTGCTTTATTATAATGATTTATTGTATTATATTCTTTTCCTTCTTTAACTAAGTGCATGTATGAGCCTGGGTTTGAAGGTGTTGATACAAAATCCCAACAAAGTAATTCAAAATCGTCTTGTACTTCCATCATACCTTCTCCCATTGGTTTAAGTGAGCCCATACCGCGAGAAGAAACACCTACTTGAACATTGTTTTCAATAAGGGCTTTTAAAATGTTACCTGAAACTGTTGGTAACACTTCGATTTTACCTACTACGTGATCTCCATCCCACCACATATCGCGGATAATATGAGATACGTTTTTAAGGTTGATGATAGAGGAATCTGGGTGGTCAAGTTCGCCTGTTGCTCTATTTTCTTTAACAATATTCAGGTACTTATCAATTTCTCTTTCCCAAAGATCTCTTTTATAATAACGGCTATTTCCATTTCTAACCTCAGCAGTAGCTAAGATACCTTCTACAATAGGATTACCTGCTGGAGATTTGATACCTTCAGTTAGCTGTACAGGGTTAACCTGAAATGCTTGGGTTTCAATTAGTACTTGTTTCATTACTTAATATCGCCGTATCCGCTTGCTTTGTATTTTCCTTTAGCAGGTTTAGATTCGCCTAAACCAGGTGCGTCTTTTGTATAACCAATCCCTTTGACACCAAAAGCAGCATTTTCTACATAGAATGTAGGATTTTTAGCTAAATTTTTTCTAACGATTTCTTTTAACTCGTCTACAGTTTTATCAACGTTCTTAGGGTCTTTCATTTCAGCATAATAACCTTCTAAGAAAGCTTCACCATATAAATTATCAATATCTTTTTTATTAGAATAATCAAATCCTGTTTCTTTTTGATTATCAACTACTTCTTTAGAAAGTTTAGTTTCAACAGCTTTAATATCGTAAGTGCCTGATGCTTTAGGGGCTTTAATAGGGTTTTCTTGTACTGAGGCTTCACTAACATAAGAATTAAATACTTTGAAAGGATCAAAGGTACGATTTGATACCACCCCACCTCCAACAATCATTTCACTAAGAATTCCTCTTTGTTTTAAGATAGTAGTAGCTTCATTATATGTAGCAAAATTAGTAATATACTCTGGGAATAATCTGCGAGCTGATTTTAAGAACATATCTTTATGTCCTTTACCTTCTTGGATTAAATTAAATTGGTCTTGTAAAGTTTTCATATTAGTTATATAATAAAATTGCTCCTGAAGATAGAGAGGCACTAGTTACAAAAATAGGAATAGTATGACCTGAAGGGATAACCCATTCTGTAGTAGCCAATTCTGAGTTATTGGCATCTTTTAAACCAGTGATAGTAGCCGAACCTGATACGACAGTAAAACCAGCAAACGATCCGGTTGCTGAGGTTGTAGTAACTATTCCAATTGCATTTACAGGTATATTTGCCATGTTTATTTATTTAATAATTCGTCAATGTCGTTTAAATATTCCATAATTAAATCTGTAGGGGTAACTACAGCATAGGATTGTGGGTTTTCTTTATAATATGCTATTGTTTCTTCTTTTGCTCTATCAATAGCAGGATATAAGCTGTTTAATCTAGCTTCAATTGCTTTAAACGCATCAATGCGTCTATTTTGAAACTCAACCCTGTTAGGGTCAGCTTCATTGATTTTAGATTTTAACTTGTACTTATACATACTAATAAATATTAAGGTTTTCCCCAGAGGTATTTAGTATCTATAGCTTTAGATTGTTTAGCTAACTTTACAGGATCAACTAATTTATATTTAAATTTTTTAGTATAATAATTATTAGTTACTCCTTTTTTACCTGCTTTAGGACCAGGACCTAATGAGGCGCCTGGACCCTCTTTTACTTTCTTTTTAAAAGCAAATGGAGTAGCATATTGAGGACCCATACCAACAGCAAACCCACCTTCATCAACTTGCTGTTCTTCAAACATACCTTTAATTTTTTGGTATTCTGTTGGGTAATTTTTTCTCATATGAGTTCTAATATTATTTCTTAGAACTCTAAATTGATTGTAAATTTCTCCAAATTTAGGGTCTTTAATTACCTCAGGATCAGTAGCTACTGTTCTTAATGTGTCTAAAGCACGATTAATATCCTTTAAAAGAATCTCAAAATCAGGAATGTATACTACGTCCGATGAATTTTCTTCCTCTCCACCTGGGGTTGGTTTAAGGATGAATTTTCTTCCTCGAGCTACTTCACGGATTTTATCGTACAACTTGTCCATTGGCTGCTTTAAGTTCTTCTACGAGTTCGCAGTATTGGAGTAAGTCAACTATATTCTCGTTTTTGATAGGTGAATTTTTTTCTATCTCAACGATAAGGGGCAATACCTCGTTTAATTTGATTTGAACAGCTTTATCTGTAATTGATTTTTTTAAAATAGCTAATTCTTCTCTTAATTGTAAGATTCTATTATTATAAAATGTTCTTAGCTTTGGAGTAGAATCTACTGAGGTGATAAATTCTTTAAGTACCTCTTTTTGTGATTCGTATAAATCAGAATATTTGCCGTTGAATTTTTCTAATAAGATTTTGTAAGTTAACATTCTTACATCCTTATCATACGTTTCAAATTCTTGAATAACTTCGTCTTTAACTTTTTCTTGACTAACTGGGCCTAATGTGAGATGTTCTAAAATAGTATATTTGTTAGATACAATTTGGTCTGGGTTAATTAATTCAGATGAGTTTTGGGCTTCAACTAATGTATAAAAAGCAGCTTGTGTTTTATAGTTAGGAAGTTTAGTTTTAAAAAACTCGTCTAAGTTATAATTTTTTTTAATCTCATTAATAAGATTATATTTTTCTCTTTTAAGAGTCTTTCTATTAAGTTTGTTAGAAGATTCTAATAAAGTTTGAATAAGCATATTTGAACGAGATTCATTTAACTTTTTACTTTTAGTTAATGTCTCGTATAATTTAAGCTCTTTACCTAATTCGCTTTTTACAAAAAAGTTCTTGATAATATTTAACGCAGGAGACTGCCCACCATTAAGTGTATCGGCAGTTACTTGACGAACAAGTAATTCAAAAAGAATACCCGTGTTTTTATATTTCGAGTGTTTAATATTCATTCCTATTAGGATTTATTATAAATATATTGAGATATTTACTCAGTTAAATTAGATTCATCCAATAATGATTCTTTAGATTTATCTTTTTGGAAAACTAATTGTTTATCTAAGGATTCTAATAATCTTTTATTTCTAGTATAATTAGATTGTGCAGTTTCTAAAGCTAAGGGTGAACCACCTTTAAAATTAGTTTTAATAGATACTTCGGTATCGTCTACTTTCATATCTTTCTTACCTAGGCGATCACGACCAAAAGCATTATCTTGAGTGTTGATATTAGATGCTTTTTCTTCAGGGCGACCTAAAGGTTCTTTTTCATCATATCCATCAGGTAATGAATTATCTTCATATCTACTTCTACCATATAAAGCAGCTAAATCATGAGGTGTACCAAATGAACGTCCTGTTTCTAATGGATCGTTACCTTCTTCAGCGATTTGAGTATTACGGAAAGCACGTTTTTGGTCTTGAATAATCAAATCTCTATATTCATCGTATTGATCTTGGCTGAATTGGAATACGTTATCATAAATCCAATCAGTTGGGATGATTTTAGTTTCAAGCATTTGGGTTGCTAAATCAACTTTTTCTTTTAGTAATGCAATTTTTTCTTGTTCAGCAATAATTGAAGGACTAGTTAAAGTTAATTCAAAATTTGTTAATTGTTCACCATCATACCCTTGAGCATATAAATGAACTAAAGCAATTTTATATAATTCCGATGTAAGAATACGTTGGATACGATCAATAGTACGTGCGAAACGAATATCCTCAGCTGCTAACGTTGCTTTGCCTGTTAAATCTTTCTCGTAACCCATAAATGCTTTAGGCACCTTAAGAGCTGCAAATAATTTATCTCTTAAATAAGCTACGTCTTCGATACCATTATATTCAAGTCCTTTTGTAGTATCAATTTTAGTAGCTGCATCATTACCTCTTACAGGAACATAAAAATCTTCCATAAGGTTTTGCATATTATACTTTAAGTTATATTCACCTGTTTTTTCATCCATGAGCGGAGTACGCTTCATAGTATTCATAGTTTTTTGCATAAACTGCTCAACTTCTTGAGGTGGAATATTACCTACGTTAACGTAGAAAATACGTTTTTCTGGGGCGCGAGCAATCCTATGAATAAGCATCGCGTCTTCCATTAACACATATTGTTTAAATAAACGACGAGCTGGTTCCAAATATGAACGGCCATAAGGAAGATAATTAACATCAGTTAATAATCTAAAGTGAGCCATTTCATAATTATCAAATATAATTTGATTTTCTGTAGGTTTAGTATTTGGGGTAGAGTAATAACCAGATCCTCCTGTATAGTAACCATCTGGGGAATATAAGAATTGGACTTTGGAAGGGTTTTCCATATCAAAGTTTTCGCGTCTTTGGATATGGTAAGCTGTATAAGGGATTACATTATAAACACCAAACTTTTCTGAGATTTCTAATTTAAGAAAGAAATCACCATACTTGCACATTTGACGAGTCCAAGACCATAAGTTAAACTCAATGTTAAGGACATCATAAAATAAGTTATAAAGGATTTTTTGGATATCATCATCGCTACTTCTAATTTGAAGTACCTCACCCATATCATTTTTCAAAGTACATTCATCCGCAATAATGTCAAGTGCAGAAGCAATAATAGCATCTGTATCCATAGTATCATAGTCCCCATATAAATAGGTTCTTAGATATTGATATTGTAGGTTAAATTGCTGGCCTAAAAGAGATGTAGCAGCTGGATTGGAATAGATTTTTTGGAATCTATCTATAAGAGAGTTAGTTTGGAATTCACCACTAGTTTGAATATGGTCAGTGTCAACTACCCTTAGTTGATTTCCCCCTTCATTTCTGATGACTACATCAGTTGAAAAGAGTCTTCTTAATCTTGAAAATAAACTAGTATCTGCCATTTTTTATATTATTATTATAAATATCAAAGAAGCCATCTTAGATCTTCTTGTTGATCGCCAATTTTTTGAATGTAAGGATTTTGGGCTATATTACCTGTGTATACTCCTCCTTGAATTTTAGTCATATTATTTAAGGCAGCACGAGTCATATCTAAACCTTGTTGTTGAAATTTAAGTGAGGTATCTCTTAAAAACATTCCAATGCCAAATGACATTACTAAATCATCATTATAACCACCTTGAGCTTCAGGACGTCCATTTTTCCAAATAAATACTTTCATTTCTTCTAATAAACGTTTAGAGTTGATAGTAACACTTCTATCACCAACGTATTCTCTAAATTTATTTACTACAAGGGGTCTTGTTTTTAATGACATAGTAAAGCCAGGTGTTAAATTACTTCCGTATTCATATCGATTAAAATACGACTCAGCTGTTAATTGGTCACTCTTAGGTGATTGATAAAAGTTTTGGTAACCACGTTCTATAATAGTTTCAATAGTAGCCCACCCAACAGAAGCATTTTCTACTACAAGTAAAGCATTATTGTATTCAGAAGCTAGACCTACAAGAAAATGTCCAAATTCTTTTGGTGATAATTGACCTTTGTATTCAGCAACTTGTGTATTAGTTTCAATATCCATTACGTGGCAAGCTGAAAAATCTCGGCCATCACCTCTGGCAACGTCAGCTACTACCATATAATCTCTCGTATAAGAAGCTGGTTCCCATACCCATAGATTTTTATCTGCTCCTCTACGTTCTAAGGGTTCTTTAATAGTTGTTTGAGCTATAAATTCAATCCATTCTGGGTAAAATACAGTTTCACCTGATGTGCTAAAATCGCAGTCACACTCTTGGGCTGCCATTCTAGGATCACCTAAAAGTTCATCTTGTCTTTTTCTCCACGCTTCGTCCCTCTCCGGGTGTACGTACCAAGGTAATTTGATAGGTAAAAAGTCGTTCTCCGCTGCTTCCGCTCTCACCCATTGTTGATGGAACCAATTCCCAGTTCCATACGGAGTTGAAAGTACTATTGCTCCACCACCCGTAGCTAGTGTTTGTTGTGCTGATGCCCATATTTCTCCAATGTTTTCGATAAATGCGGCCTCATCTACTATTAGTAAAGATACTGCTTCTGATCTACCAGCGTCACCTGCTGCGGATACTGCTTTGATTTGAGAACCATTATTTAATCGTAAGGTTAATTTGTTGTTTTCGTCTGCTGGTACTTTAAGCCATGAAGGTAAATTCTCGTACATGAATTTTACCTTGGTTACCATGTTTTTAGCTGTTTCTTGCTTTGTAGCTAAACAAAGTACGTTTTTGTCTTTGTGGAACATCATCCACCAAAGTGAATATCCTGCTGCTAGAGTTGAAATACCTAGCTGGCGGGATTTAAGTACGATAGAGTATGGATTATCTTTCCATAGATTAAGTACCTTGCCTTGGAAAGGGTATAGATTAAAGATAACACGGCCACGTTGTGGGTGTTGAATATAACAATATTTTCTCATAAAGTGAGCTGGGTCTTGGGCACACTTTACAAATTCTTGTTGTATTATTTTTCTTAAATCTTGGTCGCTCATTTTCCTAGTTTCCAGTACATACTAAGGGCGATAACTGGAACTAGATTTTGATCAACACCAACCCCAAAGCTATATACTTGCTTCTTTTTTGTTCTATATAACATTTCGCCACCTAAGTAGTTTATTTGATCTAAATTACCTATACCGCGCAAACCAAAATATAATTCTCTTTGGTTAATATATATTGTTTCTTTAATAGTTTTTCGTGGATAAGTAAAATTATATGCAATTTTTCTTCCTACGATTTGGTTTTGGGATACTGTATCAGTAATTGTTAAGTCTAGACTATCTAATACTTGTGTATCCTCGTATGTTCTAATAGCATAGTAATCTGCTAAAATAGCTGCTGTATCAATTGGTGTAGAAAATGTATCAATGTCTACTTTAGTTACGTATTTAACTTTAGGTACATATACTGGGTATTCTTTTTCAATTGTTACATATTCCGTAATAGTATCTCTAACAACGCGTTCGGTAGATTCAATGGGGCCAGAACACTGCCTCATTAAATAAATCACAACTATCAATACTACAATAAGTAGTGATTGAATATTTTTAAAGTATTTTTTCATTAATTGATTTTTGACACTTTGTCTTCAATTTCAATTTTAGCTTTACTCCACTCATCAGCATATCTTTCTTTGTCTAATACGCGATTAGCATTATCTACAATACCTTTAGATTGCATGTCTTTTAAGAATGCTCTAACCATTTTAGTTTTTTCTTGTTGGCGAAGTTGGCTTAATTTTGATTTATCAAATTTACCACCTGATTTAGCTAATTTACGTAATTCAGCATCTGATGGGCCTTCTTCATCTTCTCCTCCAGCATAGTATTTTTTATCACCCATTGAGAAAGTTTTTACTTTTTCTTCTTTCTTTTTAATGGTTGGAGTAGCTGATTTAGGGCGACCACGTGTACCTTTTTCTTTAGGTTCACCTTCTGGTTTTTCAGAGGCTTTACGACCACGTTGTCCTACTTCTCTTTCACCTTTTACTAAGTCGATGAATTTATTGAGTTGATTATCAAACAAATCATCATCACCTAAAGCTGCCTTAACTTCATCATCAGTCTTAATAGCCTTACGGATGTCTTTCTTTTCAGAATCTTTGTTTTTTTCGATTACTTTTTCAATAGCTACTTTTAAATCACCCGCGATTTTAGCCATTTCCATAAGAGCATCTTCCTCTAAAGTTTCAACTTCAGCTACGTTAGCAGGTTTATTAGATTGTTTAGCAGTAGCAATAGCTGATTTTACAGCATCAGTAGTAGTTTTTTCACTTTGAGCAATTTGAGGTGCTTCTGAAGGGTCTGTTGTTTGGCTAACTGTAGTTAATTCAGCTACAATCATCTCACGGATAGCTGATTTTAATTCAGATATTTTCATCTTTAGAATATTATAGTTTTCGTATAAATATTACAAACCTAATTGAAATTTCATCTGTTCAATACGTTGTTCTGTAGGTCCTTCTAAAATACCATAATTTTTAATAAGCAAACCTTTACTTTTAATAAAATTAGTAATAGTAGAATCTATTAAATTACGATATTCAATATCTGTTTCTCGAACACCATTATCTTCCATATCTACTCCTTTAGGAGATACATAAAAAATGTAATCATATTCTTTAATTAATAATGTAGCTAACTGTTCAAAATCATATTTTTCATTGTGATCCATAGATTTAGAGGCACGAGCAAATGCCATAACATCAATTATAGTACGATCTGTAATAATGTTTTCTTGCATAAGCTCCATAGCTCGTTCAGCTAAAAATACTGTTTGACCTTTAAGTGTTGAATCAGTGTTTAATGGAATACCTTGAGACATCAAATATTTAGAACGCTCTGTTCTAAACATATAATCCTTAAATTCTGGTAATTGTTGTAAAGCGTGTACAAGTGTAGTTTTACCTACTGACATTGTACCACATAATCCTATTTTCATGATTGTGAATCTCCTGGTAATACTCTATAACTATCTTCCTCGTAATGTTTAGTTGACACCTCAAAAATTGTAGCACCTTGGGTAAGTGCCCTCAATTGGTGAGGTTGTCCAATCTCTAAATCTACAACATCTCCTTGACTAATTATAGTTGATTGTACTTCAGCTTTTTCAGTATCAATCCAACTATATTCAAATTTACCTTCAGCTACATACCACGATTCTTCTTTAATTAAGTGGTAATGCATTGAAAATTTTTTACCTTTCTCGAATACGAGAAGTTTACCACAATACAATTCATGGTTTACAATCCAAAGCTCGTGTCCCCAAGCTTTTTCATGAATTTCTCCCTTATGTGGGATTGGTTGATATTTATGCCCCATTAAAATCGTGTTGTACCTTTCATTGCAGGGTTTTTATACCAAGGTAAACCTTCTCTATTTTTACGGGCTTCTTCCCATTGTTCAAGAGTAAGTTGCCTACCATAAAGATGGTATTGTTTTTTAAGATTAGTTTCTTCATCTTCAATGGGTTCTATTGCAGGTCCATCCCAATTATGATATCGCCAAGCATCTGACCCTGATTCTTTAAAGAAGTGGTGGTATGCTCCATTTGAGCGCATTCGTCGTGTTTCGTATATTCTATCTTTTGCCATAATTACCAATTTACCATGTCTCCGTGTATATTATCCCATTCGCAAATGTACGAACCATTTTCTACAA